ATGAAGACTCTGGATGTTCAAGCGCTGCACAATGCAATTGATCAAACGCTCGAACAATTAAAAAAACAATCAGACGAATTCGCCAAAGTCAAAAAAGCCGTTGACGGCATCGCATCACTTGATGATGCTTTAAAAGGAAAAGGCGGCGATGCGATCCGCGCGTTTTATGAGGAATGCCACACCCCTTTTCTACAGTTCTATGATGCTTTCATAGAGGAATATAGTTCCACGCTGAAGAAAATGAAAAGCGCGCTAAATTCTCTGGAACCCAACCATAACGGATTTATTTCACAGTCCTTTCTCGAACACGAGTTGGAGAATGGCTTAAATGCCGCTGATCGCACAACAAAAAATTTGGTTTCTAAGACCAACGCCACGATCGCAAAAGTCAGTCATATCGTTGATTTACCGGATTTGAATGATAGCGGTTTTCATGAGCAAAATCAGAAAGCGTTAAAGGAAATCAGCACAACACTTGAAAAGCTGCATGCTTTTGACCGCGAGCAAACCAACGCCCTCAAAACGGCTGAAAACGACCTTGAGACGATGCAGAGATACATAGCGCGGCTCGAAAAGATGTATACCGGCCCCAAAATTGAAATCACCAGTTATCAAAAAGGTTCGATTTTAAAGCCGGATGAGATGGATACATTGAGTGGAAATCAAGAAACAGCGATGGGTGCCATGCTGAAAAAAGTCGGAGACAAAGAAGATGCGGACGTAAACACTCTCGCCGATCCAGATCGATTAAAAAAATTGGCGACACAAAAGGTTTCCAAGAAAGAGTACACCCAAGAGGAATTGAATGAACTGAAAAAAGATTATAGAGTATTTAACGATACGCTTTACCGGGCATACATAGACGGTGATACAATCGTCAAGATAGAACCCGCCTACACCCTTCCAGAGAATGTGGAAAAAAGCGACTTTGCTAAATATTTCGATACAGCGATGGAATTTACAGGTGTGTATGATGCAGTAAGAGCAGCGTTTGGATACGACCTTGCGACAGGCGAAATCGTTAAAGATAGTGGTGACCGTTTGATGGCCGGATTGAGTGTCACACCTTTCGGAAAGGCATTTAAGTACGGAAAGCGCGGCTTCAAGTTATTTAAAGGTGAAGAAGCTGGAAAGAAAGTTGCGAAGGTAGATAAAACCCCTTCCTACGGCAAACAATCCGTTCCAAAAGGTCCGTACCGTGAAGTAAATGGTTTCCCTGCAAAAGTTAAACCAGGAGCTCAAGAAAAACATATTCCTGGAACACCAAATTATAAACAAGAAATTGCAAATGGCAGAACCAAGAGTATCTTCTATGGGGATAATAAAAAAGCTCAAGAGTTGCTTGATAAATATGCTGGCACGGGAGAATTCCCAAGGAAGGGAAGGGAAGTTGTTGACTTCGGCCAAAAAATAGGTAAAGCATATGACATGAAAACTGGTAAATATATTGAAACTACCAGAGGAACAATACATTATTCAAAAGACGGTGCTCATATAGTTCCTGCAAAACCATTAGAACCATAAGAAAAGGATTGATACTCATGGAATATAACTCTTTAATAAAAACATTAGATGAATATGGTGGTAAAGAACTGCGATTAGAATGGAAAAATGGATTAAAAATTATCGGAAATCCAGACACACTTTACGAAACAGATAATGGATTAGAAGATGACGATATCAATTACACAGAATATTATGCAGTTGCGTTTAGAGTGAATAACATTATATCCCACCCTACTAATAACGAAGGCAGTGTATATGATTGGTTAAGGCAAGGGGAAAGCTCCTTGGTTGAGATCTCTCTTTATGATGATCCACCAAATAAAATTTTAGTAGATGGTCAGACAGTATGGGAATTGGACAGTAATGAATAACAGTTAGCCCTCTTTTTATAGAGGGCCTTTTGTTTACTTCAATAAAGCTTCAATTTTCGCCTTTGTCTTCGGCCCGTAAATGCCGTCGGCAGACAGCCCGTGCATCAGTTGGAACCGTTTGACCGCGTTTGCCGTTTTCGGCCCGTAATAGCCATCTATGCCGTTATTTTTGGCACCTTTGTCTGGATAATAATATACAGCCGCTAAAGCCTCTTGAATCTGACGGACAGCCGTTCCTTTCATCAGCGGGCTTTTCACTTTATAGATGCCGGACGGCAGCGTGTAGGATGATTTTTTGCCGCTTGATGATGATTTTTTCTTTTTCGCTTCAATGGCCGCGAGCGCCTTTTCGGTTGCCGGTCCATAAATTCCATCCACCGCAATACCGGCTTTCTTTTGCAGAGCTTTGACTGCCTGCACCGTTTCATTTCCGTAAGACCCATCAGCCCCGTATTTCGGCAGTGAGAAGCCAGCGGCAATCAAACGTTTTTGAAGCGCCTTGACCTGGGAACCGGACGCCCCTTTTTTCAGAATGGTCCCTGTGGATTTGCTTGACTGGCTCGTGGATGATGTTGTCTTTGACACAGTTTTATTTCCGAGCAAGGCATCAACTTTTTTCCTGAATGTCGTCAGCTGGCTTGAATCGCTCACCCACGGCGCCGGACAGTTTTTGTTTGTCACATCGTAATGGCGGACAATTTTGTTTGTAGAAAGGCCGTAACGCTTGCACAGATCGGCAACCAGTTCAGCAGCATTTTGAATCGTTTGGCTGTGAATCTTGCCATCTTTTTCGACACACATTTCAACACCGATTGCCGTTGTGTTAGCGTTTGGTTTTAAAAAGCTGACATAACAGCGATTTTGATCATGGGCATGATATGCGACTTCGTTTTCAGGGATGATGTGCTGCGCCTCTTTACGGTCCACAAAATAATGGGCTGAAGCGTAACGTTTATCAGCGATACATGTGCCGTTGAAATAATTTCGCTCATTCAGTGCGGACGCGCCAGGAGTAGCTGTCCAGTGCATGACAATCCCTTTCACTCCTGCCAACTTCAACCCTGGCCGGGTATACTGATTGACTTTCACATAATTCTTCACAACTTTAACCATTTAAATCACTCCAATTTTGTTTTAAATAAAAAAGCCGCCTGAAGGCAGCCTTTTATTTCGTTAATCCTTTTTGTTTCAAAACTTCTTTTTGCTGCTTTCCTTTGCTTGTCACATAGTTGTTTTTGAACCAAGCGACCACAGACGTAATGATGGTGAATGCCGTGGAACCGGCCAAATACAAAGCGTCGGCCAGCGTATTCACCTGGTCCTCGCTGATCGGCAAAGCTGCCTTTCCGAACATGATCAATGTCTGGTTTACCAATGCAATAAAAAGAAGCACCGTCCGGACGACCGTGCCTTTGTCGAATGTTGTCATATTGTGTCTTCCTCCTTATTTTTGAATAAAATTAATGAAAAGCGCCGCAATCCCGGAGATCACCAGTGTACAAACCGCTGTGATGATGGCGCCCGTAATGCTGCGCTTAATCCATGTTGTGTTCTCTTCAATTTTGTTGAGCTTGTCATTGATGGACATAATCTGTTGATCGTGTCGATCAGACGCCCTTTCCAGTGTGATGACACGCTGTTCAAGCGTTTTGTGATCGGCCTTCAATTCGGTAATCTCCTGCTTGAAGACGTCCCATTCATTTGTTTGATGCATGTCCTGAAATCCTCCTGTTCTCACATCGTTTTCACCTCCCCCGAGGCAAAATAAAAACACCCTTATTGAGCGCTTGTCATTCCTAAATCCACACAGACGGCGGGTTTGTCATAGCTCCGGCCTGTTATTTCTTCATATTCTGCCGGGGTAATATGGCCCCAATCTACGTAATCTCTCATGATTGAGTCATCATCATAACAACCCCAATCGTAAAACTGCTTAATAGCCGCAAAGTCTGGATACATCATGAAGAACCATCACCTTTCAATGATGAAACTTCTTTTTGAAGACGGGCCAATTGATAAGAGAGTAAAGCATTTTGCTTTTTTAATAGCTCAATTTCACTCGCTTCAGGCTCCGGAGGCTGCAAGCTTTCAATGTACTCTTTTGTAGCCGTCTCCTTCCAGACCTTTTCGTCCGGATAAAATTTCGGAAGGTATAAACCCGGGTCAAATGGAATGTCCGTCCATCCATCCGGGATTTCATAGTTCCCTTGATCATCAGGCTGAATAATATCATTATCAATCAATAAGAACGTCTCTTTGTCATATTTAAAAATGTTTTTCATGACTTATCTCTCCTACAGGGGAATAATTTCGTCCAAACCATAAGAAGTTATGTTGTCGGACTTATCAGCGATTTGCCCCTCCAGCCTCATATTTCCGTTTGTTTCGATATACAATTTAGTCATCCCTGTTGTACCGAATATAGGAACAAGTCTGCTGCGGAGCTGGTCAGGTCTATAAGAAGCTGGTAGCGTCCCAAAGATCACGCCTCTATTGGTAATGATCTCGCCTTTTAAACACAGAAAACCGCCAACCACCGCACACATAACTTTTCTAGCCCCATGTTTCGCACCGTTTTTTAAAGGAACTTCAGTCCAGACAGGTTCAAAGTCAGTGGAAGTTAATATTCTTTTCCAACCCCTAAAGTCACCATTTGTATGGATGGTCGCGAACCACATCTTATTGTGGTAACTTGCTGTGGCTATAATTGTTTTTCTTCCAGAGTTTCCATCCATAATGTCATAATTGAACCATCCAGCATCATTAGGGTCGGGGTTATTAAGCAGTCTATTATTGATACCGTAATAAAAACCAGGCGGCAAAGTTAATAAATCAGTACCATCAGGAATAAGGATTCGCACACCATTATCTTGTGTCAATTTATACAGTTGCCCCTTATTCCACTTAGTCCGCTCATCAGCGGTAATATGGCGTACATTATCCGCAGTATGTGCATCAAAATCCGTTTTCGCTGCCTGTTTTACGTTGTCAACGTTAGCCAATCCAACTTGTGCCTTCGTTACAGCGTGAGGGTTGCTCTTATTATTAGCATGGCTATCAAACTCTGTTTTCGTCGCTTGCTTGACGTTATCAACGTTGGATAACCCGACCTGCGCTTTCGTTACCTTGTGCGGATTGTCCGTCTTAGCTGCGTGTGCATCCGTATAAGCCTTTGCGTGAGCTTCCGCAGCATCCGCCTTTTCCTGCGCTCCCTCTTTCGTCTCGATCCGGTCGAGGTCCGAGAACTTCGCTTTTAATTCGTCGAGCATCGCTGTTTCTTCGTCATACAACGCGATGATCAACGCTTTTAACGATTCAAAATCATCGACGTAATATTCCGCAAGAGGTGCGATATTCTGGTCCGCAAGACTTTGCGATACTTCAAAGCCGAATTTGTGCGCAGAGAGTGACTGTCCGTTCGTATACTTTAGAATGAGCTGACAATTGAATTTGCCATACATTTTAATTTCGTCCTTGTCTAAAACGTACTCTGCGATACCTTCAAACGGATCAACTATCGTAACATCCCTTATTCTTTGCTTACCGCTTGAAGGAATGAGGACCACTTTTCCGGTTACAGCTGACAGTGGCAAAGGGATGCCATCCTTGCGCAAATAAAATATTAACTTTGCTGTATTAATATCTTGCGTTGAAAATATAAAAGTCGAATGATAAACCCCTTCTGTTTTCGCGTTTATATCGAACGCGTAAGAGCCGGTTTTATAAATAGCCAACAGTATTACCTCCCTTTCTTTTAGTATGTTGGAGTTTCAGGCAGCTCCGCATCATACCCGTAATTTCCGTCAGGTCTTTTCGATATCTTTGGAGCTTTACGCATTGTAGGTCTGAGATCAACTTGCTTAACGGTATTTGTGCTGTATATCTGATAATATCTCTGGCATTCAGCTATTTCTTCAGTCAACGGTCTTGCGACATACGGCGTAGCAAGCCTTCCTTTTTCTAATTTGACTAGGTAAAATTCTACCCATTCGCCGGGAGCCAAACTATCATAGGAAGAACTGTTTGTTGTGTCGACATCTATTTGAACTTCAACGTAGTCTTCTTCCTTAAATTTATAAGCTGACATATCAGGCATCTTTATGTTCAATACAAAGAATGTGAGCCTGGTTGTTACTTGACAAGAACGGATTGCAAGATTGTCGTGTTTTCCATCATGTGTCATATCAAGATGAAGTTTCATTCTGTGAGAGGATTTATTGGTCCTCGCCCATAAAGCTAAAGTATAATCTTCGCCGCTTTTAAACTGAGTTGGATTTTCGATCCGTTGAATTAGATCAGTACGCGACATATTCGAAACATTTTTCAATTTCGTTATTCTCAACCCGTACTTATTTGAGAATGGCGCACTCATCGGCTTTTTCACTCTCTCGGTCCGATTGATCCCACTCTCATTTGTACCAACAGCATTAACGAGCCACCTATCGGCTGTAAATACACCGTCGTTAGTAAAACTTGTTCCGCGCTGCCATACATCAAAGGCGCCGTTTGTCACAAAGTTTCTATTCGGCATATGCAAGGCAACTTTGTCATAAGTTATTTCAGTAATATTCGGCCTCTGTACGGGCTGTGTAGATATTAACGTCCCATCTTGTGCACCGGCCAATGTCACAAATATTGTTTCTTTCCCGCTCCGTTCAACTGTGACTTGTAGCAAAGCCGGAATGACATAGCCGTTATGGTTAAACATACAGATGCCTTCATTTTCAAAGTCATAGTTATTGCGATCAAAATCATAATTCTCTTGTATTAAGTCCGCAAAAGAATCTCTCGAAAAAGAATATGCTTTAGCGATGCTTCCATCTAGATTAATGACTGTAATCGCAGGAGCTCCTTTCCCCTGTCCTAAAATGATTTTGTTCTCATGAAACGTAATCCCTTGAACTTTTTCGAACATAATTTCTTTGTTGTTTACCATGACTTCCATCAATAAATTCGGACTACCCGCAACTATACTTTGGAAATCATAAATGTATATTCGATCCATCTTCTCATTCGTTGAATTACCAGAAATAAAGTATTTTTTGTCGATATCATTACCGGTTTTGTACGAACCAAGAACTTGCATCGTTTGTACAATTTCCCCAGATGTATAATTGAAAATAGACAACTCGTTTTCGAATTTTTGTCTAACGAGAAAGCATAGATCGCCGCTTGAATTCTTGAACCAAGGAAGCCCCTCGTTGTAGGTAGAATTTGTGATTGCAAATTGCTTCGAATCTTTAAATTTGGCACTAGACAATTGATATCTTGATATTATACAGACGGTTCCTCCGTTTTCCTGTCGTGCTATATATAACTCATCATCATCTTGATTTATTGAAAGCGCCTGAGGGAATGGGCGTGTATGATCCCTTGCTGGCACCGAAAAAATAATTTTTTGATAATTGAGATACTCCTCAAACATCAAATTCCTTTTTGCTAACTCCCTATACAGTCCGTCGATGTTCTTCTCTGTATGAAATAGCCGATCATTTGCTGTATTGAAAACCTCACCTTTATGATTGACCCGGAGGTCGACGACCTCTTTAACATTGGACCCATCGGCATTTAAAATTAGGTTATTTATCCGTTTTTTTGCTCTCTCGATCTCATCCGATACTGTCAGACCGTCAAAATGGGTTATTTGATCGGACGTATGGGCGTTTTTAGCTTTTTTATGTTTTTTTAAATTGCTTGCATTTTGGTTTAGTGCATTTTCCGTTATCCAAGCATTTTCATCCAATTGTGAAAGGAGCTTGGCATTAGGGACGGGATTATGCTGCTTCTCTAATTGATACATCGTTTCACCAACTTTCCTTTTAACTGTATCCCACAATCAGAATAGTTATTTTTGATCCTTCTGGAGCGTTTGATGGATCCAATAGTTTTCCGTTTTGAAGAAGAGAAACTGTAAAACTGTCTGTTTGGCTCCCTTCATAATCAACAGAGGCCGAAACATTGTTTTGTTTCATGACCGTTGAACTTTCAGATGTCACATATTTAATTTGAAAATCATCATCCGTTTCCAAAAGGAGGCCGGTAGAACTGACAGAAACATTACCCAGACCGCTCGTGACTGCCCAAACACCAGAATTAAAGGTCAGTGTATACGTAAAGTTTCCGGGGATTTTGCCCTGTGTTGAGTTCACTACATTAAAAAGCTCCGCTTTGGCCGCCTGTATTTGGGCCAGTATCTGATTTTTTTGCTCGATCAGATACCTTTCTTGTTTTTTGATGCGACGCCTGCTGTCCAGTTGAATATCAATTAGGTCCTTCTTAAAGTTGGAGAAAGTGACTTCTGGCTTTTCGGTGTCATCCAACGGATTATAGACCATACTCACCGCGCGCAAATCGTCCTCAAATGTAATACCGTTTTGAGGCGTGTCCGCAATGACGTGGAGGGTATCTCCTTTTGTGATCTTGTCTTCTATGCCTTTCAACTCAGGGACTTCAATTTCTTCAAAATCAATATCAACTGTGACCTCCGGAAACGGATTGACTTTTTGTTTCAAGAGAGCTTTCATATCTTCTGCCTTTGTGATCGATTCATCTCTTATGGTTTCTGCCCATGTCGGCTGCCCTTCAATTAAAAAATCCTTTTCATTCGGATGAACAAAAAGGACGGGAGGAAACACATATTTTTCGGCTTCATTTTTAAATTCCCTGTAAATCTCAAATATATTTCCACGAAGCAAGTACATAACCGGCGCAGCACCTTTAGTTCCTTTTGTGTTTGGGTTTTTGCTGTCTTTGCTTTTAAAGGTCGCAACCACATTATGTTTTTTATGGTCAAGGCCTCTAACCACTTCAATGACTTCCTCTTTCGGATCATTGTCTTTATAGACTGAAATCGTCTTCGTTGTATCTTTATCAATGACAAATTCCCATTTACCGCCAAGCTTCGAAGTCAGAGTTTTAAACCTGAATCCTGTGCCTGTAAAAGAGAAAGTAAAAGCTGAACCAATTTTTGATGTTTTATCAGCTTTTAATGACTCATCATAAGTCCATGAACCAGTTTTTGCTTCGTATCCGATTGATTCGTCACCCAACATGTCTTTTTCTTCTTTTTGTTTCCCATAGCCGCGCCCGCGTGTGGCCGTATTATCTTCGGATATTTGAATCTGCAGCCCTTGTATATTTGCCCTGGTATCAAGGGTTTTATTAATTCTACGGCCCATCTTTTTATAGACGTAGATATGACTATTATCCACATCAAATTCAACCTTGTAATTAGAGGCGATAGAGTCCATCAGATCAATGGAAAAAGCATCCCCAAAACTATCAGTTTTTACGGGCTTGATGTCTCTGGCATCTGCCATAATTTCATAAGTGAAATTGCTGCCTTTCAAGGCATGATTTAAGGCTTTATCAAGGGAAATGTCCCCCGTTATCACATCATCAACACGATTTTTTCCAAGTAAAAAGACGTAAATATGATTAGCCGAGATCGACTTTGATAGCAATTCCCCATTTTGAGAGATTTGAACGTTACGAATGACATATTTTTGATTTTTAAAAACCCTCTCATCAATAACGATAAGATTACGGCCAGTCAACGCATTAAATGCTAATGGATCACTAAAACTATTTTCAAGAGTGAAACCCAGACTCTTTTTCCCGTCAACTCCATCCGTTACACGCGGGGTGACGTCTGCAATTTCATATTTTTGACCTGTAAACCGATCTTGCACATACATTTGATTCACCTGTTACCGCCCCCTACTTATAGTAAAATCGTGTAATGAAATGAAGGTCACTATAATCTGCATTTTCAATTGAAAACTTATTTTCACCTGGAGCAAGTTCCGGGAATCGGCCACGGGTAGAAATGACATTACTTCCTTTGACGATATATTGTTTGACCACCGTCAAAAGATTCTTTTTTGAATGGCTGCCGGAAAGCGTTATACTGTCCCCGGTTGTTTTATTTGTGATCTTAATGTCTTTGCCTTCAAAGTACATTTGCACTTTGTAATCATGCTCAATAGGTGAAAGGGTGGCATCCCCAAAATTGTATACGCTGAATCGATTCTTGTTTTTAAACTGAAAAGGCTGCTCGCTGAATTTGCCTATATTCATTCCTAGATTAAATCGTTCTCCCTGCAAGTTCACAGGAATGGTACTGTCATAAACAGATTCAGCCAACCCTTGAATAGCCGTAAATGTAACAGAAAAAGTGTTTGCCAGTTTCCCGTTATCCTGGGAAATAGAAAACACATCATCTGCTGTCACAAGCCATCGTTTATTTGGCTCATATGAGTGAATCACATGATACGGGTCTTGAGTGACAAGCAAGGCATATAAATTCGAACGATACAAATAGAATTGCTCTGGGTTATGGGCTTCGACAGCAAATTCAGCCGCTATTTTTCTTTCTTTGTAACGTCCCGGACTGTTTTTTGATGGACTGAGCAGACCGTTTCTATTTTTCAAGGTAACGGTCTGCCGCTCATAAACAGGAGATTCAGGGACGAATGAAAGGAGAGACACACCAGGCAGAATTTCGCTAATGGGTTTATCACCTATGATCAAATCCAAATCCCTCATGAAATCCCTCCAATTAATGAGCTTCTATCATTGAATTCTTTTGTACTGATAGCCGTTAAGACCTTGCCGACTTTCTTGCCGCTCATGATTACATTACCTTCTTTTGCTGCAATTTCTCTTAAAAGAACGTTTTGTTCTATTAGCAATGCAATTTGTTGATCCTGCCGCTGTGTGATCGGTTCAATGGACGGCATTTGCGGAACGGTCTGCGCTGGGATACCTAATTCTTGCCCGGCTCTGGCCCAAATACCGATACTTCTTTCGCGATATTTCGGGTCCGTCGTAATGATATGCTCGTCATACCCTCTTTCGTTCAAAGCCGCAAGTTTTGTACCGCCTGCGCCTGGTGATACTCCGCCCGCAGCATATCCAACATATCCGCCGCCTCTGGCCATCGATTTTAAACCCGGATGATTTGATATATCTCCATAACGCGCCTTGATATAGTTAATGGCCGCTAGAATGTTGTCTATAGGGTTTAAGATGTTATTATGTCCCGGGAACTTATAGGCGTTGAATGTGGACGGGATGGTTTGCATTAGGCCCTGACTTGGGTGTCCGGCTTTTGCGTTAGAATCCCATAGGTTGATAGCGTTCGGATTCCCGCCGCTCTCCTTCATGGCAATTGTAACTAGCCCAGGAATCCATGAAATAGGCACGCCCGCGATGCCGACCGCTTCCGTTACCCATTGGTTGACGGCTTTCGTCCCGCCAGTTCCTTTGAATGTTTCCTGGTCCGGCATAACCCCTTTCAGAAATTCGGCAGCTCCATTTTTTAAGATCTTGAATATGCCGGTTCCAAATGAGTCAATGCCTTTCCCTGATTTGTATGGGATCAGCCCATTAAACAATTTTTTGATTAATTTACCTGGGCCGTGGGTAAGCAAGTCCATTGCAGTTGCGCTGACATCCCCGACTTTATCCGCGACGCTTTTTCCAAAAGATAAAGCCCCATTGACCATCTTTTTAGAGCCATCCACAGCTTTTTTGAAAAAGTCGCCGACACCGCCGGCATAGCCAGGCATCTGCGTCATAGATGTTAGCTTTTTAGATTCATCATGAGGAAGTACAGAAGTCCCACGCGGGAGGTCCCAGATTTGCGGGCCGCCCATACCGACAACATACGTTCCAATTCCGGGTGAATGCGCCAGCTCCCAACCTTCCTCACCGACTAATGCCGCCCCACCAGGGTGAAAATTTGTTCCTTTTGCATATTTACCATTCAGCTTTTTACCATTTTTGCTATTGTAGCCTTTCGGTGTCCATTCTGGAATGGTTGGGATATGCATAAATTCAAGAACCTTATTAATTCCCCCGGTGACGCTATTGATAAAGCCGGCCAAATCAATAACAAATGAATCCCATTTAGTAAGGACATCGCCTGTTTCTTTGTCAACTTGTTTGATATGCCCGCCTGCTTGTTTCTCTGCTTGCTTTACAACATTTTCGTGCATTTCCTCTGCTTTTTTAACAGAACCATCGCGCTGCCGTTTTGCCTCTTTGATCAACTTATCTGCTTGTTTCTTGCTGATAGAACCTGTCTCATCCCGTTCGCGGACGATTGCTGCCACAGTTTGATCATATTTTTTGTTCGCTTCTTTCACCGCGCCATCACGGGCTTTGATACTGTTTTTGATTGTATCGGCTGCCTGGCGAGCTGTAATATTTTTCGACTCGTTTTTTAGTTTACTCATGATGGCCTTTTGTTCTACCTCGCCTTTGCTCATGGTTTGAACAGCCGTGTTCATCATTTTCTTTTGAATGCTGTTGATTTGGGTCCGTTCTTTTTGTGTAAGCTGGCGTTTTTCTGCGCTGGCCTTGTTTAATATTTCTTTGATCTGTTTCTGCCCTTTATCGACAGCCTGGGTTTCTTGATTTTGCTTCTTTTTCACATTGTTTAAAATGGCATTTTGTTCCCTCTGACTCAGGCTTTTACTGGATGAAAGGAATTTACTAAGGGTCTGGTAACTTTGGTTTCCTTTTGTCTCAATACTTGTTTTGATCTTGCTACCCATCTGTTCAAAGTTTTGTGCGATACTGTCCGCCGTTTTTTTAGAGACAGTTTCACCTGACCATTGCAGCTTGTTAAGCTGGACAGTTGCTTGATCATTTAATTTTTTGTAGCCCAAAACAGCTTTTGTCGTGGATTCAGAAACCTTGTTCCCGAAGCTGTCTAGCGTCGGAATTTGTTCTTGTTTCATATGGTTATATAGCTTGTATCCACCTTCTGCTAAAAGGCTGACGCCCGTAACTGCAAGCCCAACGGGGCCGCCCAGAGCGCTAAAACCAAGCCGAGCAATTCCAGCGACTCGCGAAACACTCCCGAGACTCTTAACAAGACCCAGAGCCTTTGCTCCAAACCCGGCAAATTTGCCAGTTGCTTGAGCTGCACCGCCGCCCAAAGTTTCGGTTGCCGCTGTTGCTGTTCGTGCGCCTCCGCGGAAGTTAAAGAGTGATTTGGTGCCCTTTATAATTTCAGGCGCGAACGTTGTTGCGATCCCAAGAACAGACCCCCATTTACCGCCAAACATCGCAAGAGCACCGCCAGCAAGTCCGGCAGCGCCCCTGAACCCGCGAAGGCCCCGAGTATTTCGAGATAATGCAGTGCCGCTTGCGTTCATTTGGACAGTTGCAGCCGTATTCGCGGCCGCTAATTGTGCTGTTGAACGTTGGGTCATAGCTGCTTCTGCTCTGTATCGACCGAATGCTGCGGCACCTCTGCCCAGGGCACCAGTGAGGGTGCTAATGCTTGATACAACTGCACCCAAAGCAATGACAACAGGAGGAAACGCCGCAGCAACCAATCCTGCGATAACGATTGTGTTCTGCATGGCCGGTGATAGACCTTGAAACCAATTCGTAAAGTCTTTGACTGTCTTTCCTGCCGCCTGCAAAGCCGGTTCGATCTTATCAAGTAAAATTTCACCGACCGGAAGTAAATTAGACTGCAATAGCCTAAAATCTTGGGCCACGCGATCACCAAAGTTGTCTTTCAAAGCCTTTCCTGCCTTGTCTGTGGCTCCTTTAACATCACCAAGCATATCCTTGGCCGGATTCATCGCGGTTACCACTTTGCCCCGCAAATCTTCCCATTGCGTGCCGAATAGAGCGACACCGGCCTGATCCTTTTCTAATGGGTCTTTCATGGCCGCTAAGGCGGACACGGTTGCCATGAAAGCTTGTTCTCCTTCTTTTCCACCTTTGGCGATGGCTGTCCCCATCTTGTCAGCGTCCAGGCCGATAGCTTTAAAGCCTTCGGCAGTCGTTTTTGATCCATCTTGGGCACGAATATTAAATTCTTTGACCGCATCCCCAACCTTATCCATGTTCCAAGCGCCATTTTGTGCGCCTTGAATCATAATGTTAACATGCCGTCAATGGAAAGCCCTGCTGATTTGAACTGGGCTGAGTATTCTGAGATCGTATCTAAAAGCTCGTTTGAATAATCGCCGCCTTTTTGTGCAGAAACGGTGATGTAATCAAAAGCTTTCCCTGCATCCACACCAAAGTTATCAATCAAGGCTTTGGCTGCCCGAGTACTTTCAGGTATTTCAAATTCAAAAGTATCTCTGAGAACATAAGCCCGTTTTGTGGCCTGTTCAAGTTCTTCTCCCTTTAAGCCTTGAAGATTTTTTCTCACATCAATAACGCCCTGGTTTGCTTCTTCGAGTGATTCACCGAAGCCGCTAACCCACACATCTTTTGATATGTTGGCTACTTCCTGCGCCTCTTCTTTCGTCATGTTCAAGGAAGATGAGATTTTACCCTGGGCTTTTTGGAAATCTGCTGCGGATTTAAGGGCCAAACCCCCGAGTACTCCGATAGGAGCCGTAATTCCGGCGAATCCTACCTTCCCTATCGTCTGTAGGCGTTCGCCTTGGGTTTGAAGGCGTTCGCCATACTCTTGCAAGCTTCTGCCGGCTCGGGTCCATGCAGAATTTTGGGTGTTAATTTCTAATGTCGTAGCCCTTAACTGCCGGCCGAGACGGTTATACATGGCCGTTTCATTGTTGATCCTCTGGGCCAGTTGTAAAGCAGCTTGTGAGTTTTCTCCTTTTTCACGCGCGAGCTCTTCATATTTTGCCCGCAACTGTTCGATTTTTGAACCTTGTAGCTGATACAGTTTGGACAAACCTTCCTGTTTTTGGCGCAGCTTGTCGGATGCGTCTCCAAGCTCTCCAAACTGCGATGCAGAAGCCTTCAATTCACTTCGAACCAACGCCATTTTTTCCGCCACGTTGTCCATTCCGGCTGAAAAACCGCCATCATCAAACCCTAAGCGATAAATCATATTTCCTAAGCTTTCCGTTGCCACAGTCTCACCTCCCACCTAAAACACATGATCTATCGGCACAGTTTTTGCCCGCTTGCGTTGCTCTTTCGGGTTCTTGAGTTTTTCCCGATGCTCAAGCAATTCAATAAAAAAAGGATAGTCGCTATTATCAATTTCATTTAGCGTCCATCCTCTTTCGTCCATCAATTGAACATATATATCTTTGACGTTGTCTAATGCCTGATCTATTGTGACTCTTTCTGTACCTTTTCCAGCAGCTTTCCCAGATCAAAATCCTCTTTTTCTTTTTCGATTTCCTCACGGGTTGGATAGCCGAGAACCCCGACCCCTATAATGTCATAAATCACATTCCGGTGATCGATCGTATTCAGACCGTCATTAATCTGCTTTCTTGTGAATTTTTTATCAAAAATTTCAACGATAAGGTTCAACTGTCTGTTTTCAACTTCCTCTGGTTCTGCCTCATCGCTTCTCGCGTACTTCTCAATTTCAAGTGCTTTACGCTTAAATTTAAAAGGGATAAATTCCTGCGTAAACGCTACATCTTCACCGTCAATTCGTAATGTAATTTCCAATGGTTTAGACATTATGCTGCTCCCCCGCTTGTACTTGTTTTAGTTGTGGTTGTTGTTGAAGCCGTAGCCGTTGAAGAACTATCAAGTTTAGAAACGTCAAATACTGCATCAAAGAATGTATCTCTGTATTCGTCATATCCTTCCACGCTGCTGTCACCGGTGATTTTAAAGACCTTGTCACTACGTTGAATAAATGTGCCCTCAATTTCTTCAGTTTGGAAATCTGTTTTATCTTCAGCGGTTTTCCAATCAATACCCGGGATTCCAAAGCGCCCTTTCGTTAGCCACACATGGCGTACGTTTCCATCCTCCTTCGTTCCTGTAAACCCGAGGGCGACATATGGAGGAACAACACCTTTCCTCCACACAATGACTCCTTTAACGAGTTTTTGTCCTGTGATATCCGATAGGACATCTTGAGGAATTTCAGAAATCCCCAATTTCACTTTTGTTTCTCCGATATTGGAATTGACGATAATCGGCCCGTTATCGGCATATAGTGTACTCATTTCATTAGTTGTATCAACGTTTGCTTGAATAGCTGGTGCAAAAGGCTGTACAGGCCCGTACTCAATATTTCCTTTTTCGTCTTTGATGAGCTTGGCATATACTAAATTTTCAAGACCTACATTAACACTGCCCATTAATCTTCCTCCTTTAATTTCACAATTGTTCGATATAAAAAAGCTTTTCTAAAAGCAGACCGTTCCTCTTCATCAAAAGAAGTAACAGACATTCTCTTACATTTGAGGGCTTTCATTTTTTTATCCACCGCGGTTTGTAAAGGCCCTATGTTGCCATCAGCCTTCACCCATATATTGACTTGAATATCAATTTCCGCTGATACGGCTTTATTGTCCTCATAGTCCTTATCAACGTTATCCATCTCCAGAACTAAAATATGAGGATATTCACGAGATTCCTCTAAAGGGAAGTTTCCGGCATATATCCGGCCGTCAGTCATCTGAAATACGTCAGGATCATCTAAAAGGGCTTTTACGATGTACGGTTCATAATTAATCATGACCTTGCCCCTTTCCGCATTTCATTCATGACAGCCTGGTTGATTGCCACGCGTTTAAGCCGATAAGCCCGAACAGCAAACGGGTTTCCCCGTACGAAACGGCCGTTCTTTGCAACATAGCCGTTATGAACAAACTTCGCCCGCCAAGCTGTTTCCTTTCCGGGGCCAATATCAAAGCTGACAGCGTTTGGAATCGGTCTGTCTTTCTTCGGTGTCTGCCGTACTTTAATGTCATCTTTGATGTGCTTGTGATCAATTTCTGACACAGGAACCTCCGCCCTCATGCCGTCTCTTAAAACGTTTCCGCCGGCTCGCAATGATCTGACTTGACGTTTTTCAACATCTTGCCCAAACCTTTCAAGACGGCGAAGAGCATCGTCAAAGCCATCAACTTGAACTGCTATTCTCATGATCCCACCCCACACATTGCAATGTCATAAGCTCCTGATTTTGCAAATCGGGAATGACCTCTTCAATCTTAAAGGGCTGCCCCTTGTACACAACACGCATAGAGCCTGATTCAATATCCTTCCGGTGACGGATGCGAAACCACACAGTATTCTCCTGGTGTGCCGCAGATGCTTGGATAATGTAACGATCCCGCGGCTGCATAATTTCGGCCCATGCTTTTGTGAAGGTTGACCAATTATATTCCGGCTTCATCGTTTCCGGATTGCGCCCTGGCACCCGCTTTTGAATTTCAATTTTATGTTTGAACTTCCCCGGATTCACTGGCATTGTCATCACCACACATTTCCGCTTGAAGAATTAACGGGGTTAAGGCATCCAGGGCAAGGTTCATACTTTTTTCAGTTACCCTAAATTCATAAAAGATGCCAGCCGCCAGAATAACCAAATGATCATCCTCACGCCCTGTTGCCCTTCTGATGTAATTTGCAGCCGACTGCAAATAAAAAGACAGCAAGGAATCTTCCTCACTGTCTTCAATCCTTAAATGCTCTTTTAAGCGATCATTAAGCCGATGTAGTTCCGCCATCAGTCGTCAACTCCAATTTAAATACTGTTGGCTCAAATGGTGAGTAGATCAATTGGCCGTCATTTAAGTGCCAGATTTTGAAGCCGACATGGTTTGTATCGCTGTATTTTTCAAGAAGCTTGCTGACTTCTAAAGAATTAATGACATCTTGAATGTGGAATGAACTAAAATCTCCAAAGTATAGGCGCGGTACATCCGGTGTGCTGCCGTCCACATAATCAGTTACATCAACCGGATAGCCCAGAATCCTGTAACCGAAGGCTCCTTCAATATAAGCCTCACGCAACAACGGCTTTCCGTCTTTATCTTTTAACGTTTCAATAGCTGTAAGGGCAGCTCTATTCATCATCCAACGAGAATTTTTGAGTTTTGACGTTGGAACTGAATTTTTCAATCGAACCAGCTTGTCATAAACCTCCATATTCCCCGGATTGAATGCAACAGCTTTTTGAATCAAGGAACCCGGATTATCTGTAGAGTTGAAGAAGAAATTTGCCTCTTCTTCTACATAGGATTTTTTCAGCTCTTCAATAACCGTTTGTTCAACAGGCATATCAGTCATGGCAAGCAATTTTTTTGTGATCAACACCAGCGCATCAATTTCAGAAGGGTTCAGGAATACTTCATCAAAATTGATGTCGGTCTGCGGAATTGGATTGTCCAATGTTCTTTCAGTTTTAATCCGTTGGGCTTTTGCTTTCTTCACCAGAACCGGATAACCTTGTGTCCCTTTTGTCTGAACGCGGGTTCCGTATTTCCGCAACAGGTTTTCTTCTTGGGCATAGGTAATGATTTCTTTTGATAGAGATTCTGGAATTAAAACCTTTCCGTTAGTTGTCTCAACCCCCATCGCCCGCGCTTCGTTCTCGCTTATACGCCCGACAAGATAGTTTGCAAAGGCTTTGCGCTGCTCCCCTTCTTTTGCCTGTTTGCGGCTTTCAGAGGATAGAGATTTCATGATATTGCTGACAATAGCGTCCCGCTTTTCAGGTGCGATAAACTGCTGGCCGCGCTGTTCTGTTTCATCTGATTCCCTTTCTTCTCCGCCTTCGTCGCCTTCTCTTTCGCCTTCTTCTGGCTGCTTTTCTTCTTCGCCTTTTAAATTTTCAAGCTCCGCTTTTACTGCATCAAGTTCCGCAGACAGTTCTGATACTTCTTTTTCAATTTCTTCAAGGGATGAGGATTCCGATTGATCCCCTTCCAAATCAGCGCGCAGCTCCTTCATACGATTTTCAATATCCGCTTTACGTTTTTCTAAAATATCACGTAGTTTCATTTCATAGCCTCCTGAATTTTATTAATTAGTTGCTGCTTTTTTTGCCGCAGCTCATTTTTTTGTTTTGCTCTCTGATAAATGTCACCAGATCGGACAAGTGACGCTTCTGTATCCTCATATGCAGGAAAGGCGACAACGCTAATTTCAAAGAGTTCTACCTCTTGAATCGTGCGTGTCGCCGGTGATGTATCATAATTCCATTCGTCTTTTACTACGTTGAATCCAAAAGAACATTGATTAATGTCGCCCCGCTCCATACTCCGGCGCAGATCATTTGCCCAAGAGGTATCTGGCGGCGTAACAGTAAATTTCAAACCCTTGTCATCTTCTTCGAGTTGGAGGGTGCCGCTGCGTGTCCGCCCAAGCACATAATCCCAATTGTGATTAAAAAGGGCACGAACATCGGCCTGCCTTGATAACGCTTTTTGAAAGGCTCCGGGCGCGATCACTTCGGTGAACATCCCGCCAATATCGGCCGGACTATTAAAAACAGCCCCATAACCGGTTATTTGTGGTGTCTCTTCCTGATCTGCAAGCTGCCGAATTTCCAGCCCCTTGATTTGAAAAGTCCGCTGCTCTTTATCCATCCTCATCACCACCTTTCAGGCTGCTTTTCAGAACATCTTCCAGCCTATCCAAGCCCACAAGGTCCTTACTGATATAAAGCTTGCTGGATTCTTTTGTATTCAAACGTGGGAAACCGATCATTTCCCGTGCATCATCAGGAACGGCGATCGATGTCCGTACCAGATTGTAGGCAATCTCTGTTTTTGTTTTCATTCCAACGAAGTTTAAGAGATTGTGACGGAATTTTAGGCGCAGCCCGCTATCTTTTCCGAAGAACAAAATGGTCAAATGCTCTTCGATGTTGCGAAAAATAGGCTGTAGACAGCTGGTATAAAGCTTCATCATGGCTTGTTCCATGTCTTTTTCTTCGAGCTTGTCCAGCAGGTCCTTATCCATCCCGAAAAACTTACCTAAATCTTTTTTGTAGATATTCAAATATTTGAGCGTTTTTTCATCATCCACAGGGGATTCAAGGGCTTCGATTTCATACCCTCTGCCTAAAGGAATCAATTTTGTTTTCCCTGAATCTTTAATTCCCTCAAGCTGGTCAAGTATCGCTTTTACGGTTTTGGTTTGATTCGTGTTGGTCGGGGAAAGGTGCGTCTCTAATTTAAGCAGGAACGCCATAAGCCCGCCCTTTTTATATTTCTCAGTCAGCGCCTTTTCAGCATTCATAACGCCTTCCAGCGTTTCCTTTGCCAGCTCTAACAGGCCAACACCCTCCAAATGGCTCAAGCCTATATTTTTGATGTGCCTCACCATGTAGGAGGGCACGACTTCACCAGACACAGTAATTTTCTCCGTTCCAGCATTGGTCAGCTCGCTATAAGCATTATTCAAAATGTGCAGCTGACTTTGATCGTAGAAAAGATACACGTCACCGCGAAGCAAATATACATTTGTCAGCAGCTTCTTAAATTCAAATCCGGTTAAATAATCATTCGGACAATTTAAAACCCGCAAAGCACGATCAGCCCGCGGGTCTTTTGAGTTTTTACCTGTCGTTTCATCTTCTACAACGAAATCTGTCAATGCGACCTGGTCGCTGATCAGTTTCATCAGATTGTATGTGTCACTGGATTTCAGGATATTATCGTCATTGACAAATGCACCATAATTAAAATATGAGTTTTGAAACCAATTGAAACTACGTTTGCTGAACCGTCCTGCTAAATTACGGATAAACCCCACTCTCATCACCCCCTATCTGTACAATTCATTAAGCATTGCGTCATATTCGTCTTCATCATAATCAACCAGCATCATCATGGTTTCTTTATGGGCATTCAAAAAAGCAACAAAGCCGTCAATTTTGGCTTTACTTTGCTTTTTGGAAGGCCGCTTCAAGCCTTGAAAGTTTTTATCCGCTACGACATTTTCTGTGCAGTAGATAAAAAGGGGATTATCCGTCTTAATTCGTTCTTCAAACATTAAAATTTCAGCATCATCAAAAGGTGCATTAAGGACGGTAGAATATTGTTTTGTCTCCACGCAAGTCAATCCCTCAGCCTCAAGCGCTTCAATCACTTTTTGAGAAAGAGCAGGGTCATAATTGACCTGCTCAACATCATAAATCCGAGAACATTCCACAATGAATTCGACAACCATATCATAGTCAATCGTTTTACCAGGGCATAACGTTAAAAAACCCCGCTCGGCCAAGTTCCGATACGGGATGTTCTCCATTTTTTCGCGTGCTTCCAGGTTATGATCCGGGATAAAATACATCTGTTTGACTTTCAACATCGATTTTCCGTTTTCATCATGGGTCGGGATATTAATAGACACGCATGTGAGGTCTGTCGTTCTGGATAAATCAAGGCCAATGACTGCCTGTTCGCCAGATAAATCGCCCAGGTCTTTGATCAGGTTCCCTTCCTTGTCCTCGATCATTTTCTGGACAATATCTTTGTCAAAATACGTGCCGGTGCTGCGGACGAAAATATTCAGATACTTGGCCAAAAACTCATCCTTTCGCTCCGCGCTCATCTGGGCCGTTTTAAACTCACTTTCTAAAAAGTCGGGTTGGACACTGATTCCCCAATTTGGGTTTACCTTTTTCCAGACTTTTCGATCATCCCATTTGTCTCCCTTGTCGGGTTCGGTAATGTATGTGAAATAGGAAATGTCCTCTTCTTCCTCATTTTTGTTATTCAGCAGGCCCCGCGCATAATCATAAATTTGCAGGCCGACGGATGTCGTCCCTTTTCCCGCTGTTGAAATGATGAACATTAACGGTTGCAACCGCGAACCCATACCGGATTTTAAAACATCGTACATGTCGGCATTATTTTGCGCGTGTACTTCATCCAGCAATACGAAATGAGGGTTTTTACCATCAAGGCCCTGTGTATTTTTAGACAGAGGCAAGATGCTATTTTCAAACCGTGTACCGTTGATGGTGTACCGGTAAATGATAGCGTTAATGTGCCCCTTCGGACCTTTATAAATTTGGGTCCGCATGTTAAGATCAGGGCTGTTTTGAATAGTCGCCGCAATTTGTTTCGCGGCAATATTCGCTTGTTCTGCATCGGTCGCCGCTGTAAAACATTCGGCGCCCTTTTCTCCATCTGCGTACATTGCATAAGTGGCAGCACCGGCTGCCAAAACAGTCTTGCCGTTTTTCCGTGGAATCTGAATATAAACAGTCCTAACAGCCCGGACAGTCCTTCCCTTGTCATCCTTTTTATAAAAGCCGTATATGTTTGTGAAAATGAATTTTTGCCACAATTCCAATTCAATGGGTTCGCCGGCAAGCTCTCCTTTTGAATGTTTGCAGAAGGTTTCTATAAAATCCATGACTTTATTTGCTTCATCGACATCAAGCCAAACGTCTTTTCGCTTTTTCATCCTCTTGTAGCGCTCAACAACTTTTATAACCGATTTACAATGCTCCTTTTTATTCTTCAATACCTGATCAGCATATAGATCAGCATAGTTCACACCCCGTTCTATCACCTGTCAGCACTCCACTTCGATTTAAAGGTTTGGAAACTGTCGGTATTAGAATTAGGCTGGCCGCCGACTTGTTTTTGAAGTTTCGGAGTAAGCCCCAGCTGTTCCAGCAGCTTGCTTTTTTTGGTGTTCCAATCGGCTACCTGTTGAGCAAGAGGGTGCTTCATTTCATTTACTGCACCAGCTTTATTTTGATGCAGCCGCGTGGCCGGAAAACCTTCATCCCGCCATTCTTCATACATTTGGGTATAGATCACATGAGCATCCAAATAGGTATTGATCAGAGGCGTAAGGGTTTCAGAATATGTCCCCGCCTCTTTCAGCCAGGCTAAAATTTTCCCTTCTTCATCAGCACGTATTTTTTTCAATTTTCGAGTCCTGGCCGACCGCTGCTGTGGTGTCATTTCCTTCAAATTCCCTCACACCCCCCTTTAAAATTTCATTTTTGTATACACGTGACTCCCCCTGCCCTGTCCCCAAATCAAAAAAATTTTGTGAAAACGGATGGGGGGGATTGTTTTTCCTTGTTTTCTATTTTTGCGTGGCATTTTGGACAAAGAAGAATCAAATTGGTTTCATCAAGCTTCAATTCTGGCTGCTTGGAAATCGGAATGACATGGTGAATGTGCGCGTTCTGTCCAAAAACAAAACGACCGCACTCATTGCAGGTGCCGCCGTCACGTTGGTAAATGTACTCTCTCATGGACTTCCAGGCATCAGATCGATAGAAAGCCTTGTTTGCAGACTGAAACTTGTTTTGCTTCCTGCTTTTCTTCCTTGGCCTGTGCTGATCACAATAATAGCTGCCTTCCTCTAAAAGATTCCGGCAGCCGTCATGAATGCAATATCTCATTTGGTATCAGTCTTCTCGTCCTTCTTTGTCCCTTTCGATTTGGTTGCCTTTGGCTTTGACTTTGACTCTGCTACTTCATTGGCTGCCGTCGATTGTTCAATCTCTGCGGCTTCCTCATGCGTTACGAAATGGGACTTCATTTCATATTTGTCCCACACTAATGCGCCGTGTGCTAACTTTTGAATGATTGGTTTGCTCATTGTTACTTCTCCTTCCTTTCGTTGTAAAAGTATCGATTATAAACAATCGACTTTGATCCAAACTTGCTTTCTTCATCAATGTATTCAATGTCGATATGTGTTGGACGAAAACCTGTATCATCATTCGTTAAGAATGAAAAATCCACACGGATTTTACGTTTAATCTCCTTTCCTTTGTAGAAAACACGTGGGACTGAATCAATATCATCAAGCTCAATCTGCAATAATGGCGGTTTTTCTTTAGATAGCTTTACACCTTTCGTAAGGCTTGGTTTTTCAATGCACAAATGAATCACCTTCTTTGACGAAAAACTCACGTATTTTCTTCTCGGCTTTTGAAAAACTCATTTCCTGTTCACCCGGAAAATAAAAGCTGCCTTCAACTTCAGCGGACTTAAAACGAACGGTGGCTTTTATCAAAAACCCATAGGTTTGAAATCCCATTATGCTCCCGTCACTAAATAGGGTTTCTCCTTTTCTCTCAATACTTTCTATAACGACTTCCATCCGTAGCCCTCCCTCAAATAAAAAGCGCCCTCCCGTTTGGGAAAGCGCCTGGATATATTCTTTCTAAACCAGGCCCACACTCAGAGGCTCTAATTGGCCGCCAATCGTTTATTCTGAGATTTACTGGACCCGTTTTACAGAGAACATAAAACCAAGGGGTTTAAGACTGAACCCCCTGAAACGCTTGCTTTCATCCGGCTATCCGTGTGCACCCGAACGCCTTCCGTGGTCAGTAGCTACCCAAATAAAAAAGCACCCAGGTGAAGGGTGCTATTCATATAAGCTAATATCTCCATCTAAAATAACCCAGTATGAATCTCCATCATCTTCTTTTATTCTCACACTTACAATTTCACCGCGTTGAATAGCATCAATAACTTTAATATTTTTTGTTATTTCTCCTGTTTTCCCAATAAGATCGGTTCTTTTAATTTCGTTTTTCGTTTCGTTCATTTCAATCCACCCTTTCTTCTTACAAATATAAAAATAAAAAAGACATCCTTGGTTTAGGATGCCCTTAATAACAAATTTTAAATTACTCCTCAGATTTTATATTTCTAAGTATACGACGGTTTTCATTTACTTGATTAATCACCTGTTGAAAAGCGGTAGCTGACTCTTCATCTCTTGCTACATCTTTCACAACAAACTTATCAAGCTTACTTCTTTGAACAGTGACCGGTTTATCTTCTTCTGCATCATAATATCTGATCTTATCAATAATTACATCTGGAGAATGAATAGCAGCAAGAACTATTGGATTGTTATTCAATTCTCCATCCGTTGTAGATCTCACTTTTAAAACATCCATTTTGGAATCGTCCTCAGTATTCCAAAATTCCTTTAGAGAACTGTTCAGGCTTGGTTTTGCATAAACATCTTCCCTAAGCGTACCTCTTTGATTAATATTACTTACCTCTACTTCAGTAACACGATTTACTTTAAACCAGTTTAAGAACATTTCATTTCCTTCAGGTAAAGTCGTTTGTATTACAGTAAAACTATCATTAAACACGCTTCTGAATGCATCATTCATGATGTCTGTTAGTCTGTTTAATGTTCTTCCTGGGTCTAAATTTTTAGGCGAGTACTTTCTATTCTGAACTAAAAAAATGTTCGTATTGAAATCATATGCAAAAATAGTACGCTCATAAGGTTCAAAACCTTCTAAGGTTCCTAGCGTCCTGTCTTCATTTACTTTGTATGAGTTTGGGATGAACTCTTCACTTATACTTCCCACCAAAACGCCTCTTTCATACTCTACGCCACGATTTATAACGTATTTCAAGTTTTGTCCTGCGTCAAAAAAATCTAAGTTATTTAAATAATCCTGAACCTCATGTTCTTTTCCCTCGTAATTCACTTTTTCGAAAACCCTGTAAATTTTAAAGTCCATTCTTTCAATCCCTCCGATTAGTTATTTATTCCTATAACTATATTATCTGAATTGTAAGAATGAAGTAAATATCTCGCGAAATTTGTCGAATGATTTCCTCCTAAACATCAAAAAAGCACCCCCCTGGATGCCTTTTGAAATTGGGACATTTTTTGATTTTTCTTATCTTATGAAAGTTACGATGAAGATGAAATTTGACTACTCGCTTAATACCATAATACATGGTTTAAACAAAAACAGAGTGCCAACGTTGTGCCATAATTGTGCCAAAATCATTTTGGTGTCAATCGAGTTTTTTATTTATCCACATTATCCACGAATTAGCCATATCTTATATTGTGTCCAATTCAACGAAACGCGGAACCCTTTGCCCTGCATAGTTTCAAGCCATTTTGTCAAAATGAGTTGGACACTTTCTCGTTATGGTTAGTTCGTTAAAATAGGCAGAAAAAAACTCATCCGTTTTGAAAACAGATGAGCTTATAAGCTGAATGCGTCCATTGTTTGGTCCATTGTGTCTTGAGTGATCCCGATATATCGAAGCGTGACGTCCGGGCTGGAATGGTTGAATATCTCTTGCAGCAGAGCCACGTCTTTGAATTTTTTATAGTGCCAATAACCGAACGTTTTTCTCATGGTGTGGGTGCCGATCCCATCAAGTCCGACGTATTCCGCCGCCTCTTTCAATATGTTGTATGCCGTGCTTCTGCTGATTGGTTTGTTAAGCCCTTCTCGGCTCTTAAACAAAAATTCCTGGTCATCCTTGTCTTTAATGTAATCAGCCAGGGCCTTTTTTAGGGCCTTATTTATTTTGATTCGTTTCTGCTTGCCGGTTTTCTTCTCGCGTAAATCGATGTACATTCGTTTGGCGTCGCGGACTCTTAAACGAAGTAAATCGGATATACGCAAGCCTGAGTTTATGCCGGTAACGAAAAGCAGATAGTTTCTTTCACTCCGTTCTCTCAGGAATTTCTTTATATAATAAATCTGGTCCATATCCCGGATAGGCTGCACGAAATTCATTATGAAGCACTTCCCTTCACATACACTTCTTCTTTTAATGCAAAAGCCAGGTTGTAAAAAGCGCGCGACTTAATTCTGAAGTATGTGCGCGGGCTTAACCCAATTTCGTTGTAAACCTCATAATCAAAACGGTGATCTTGGGACATATATCGCATGATGATGATTTGCCGTTCATTGACAGGCAAACGGTTCACAGCCTTTTGCACTTTTGCCAGAAAGGCATTTCGTTCTTTTTCCATTTCGACCCTTTTGATAGCCATATCCTCCGTAGATGAATGAAACGCGTTTGTATTTGACGGCGGGACGAGGTTAAATCCTGCCGTGACCTTCGGCAGTAGATCATCCGGAACTTGCAAGAGAACCACCCTGTAATTATCCAGTATGGCTTCAATTTTCTTTTTCGTCGCTTCTCTATCAATTTCGGGTAATTGAAATAGCATGGTTTATTCCTCCTTTTATTTTCGCTTATAAGCGCCGCCTTTGCCTCGTTTAAGAATCTGCTTGTTTTGCCCCATGATCTCTCGCCAAAAGCGCTCAGAGTGCTCCTGCGTTTTTTCAGGGCGTTTTCTTTTGGTGGGTTTCATGTCTATTTCTCCTTTCGCTAGACCACAGCCGGGACAAATAAAAAACGGACACCAAACAAACAGCGTAAAAGCTGTAAGTTCAGTGTCCGCAGGTATTCCATTTAGGACATTATTCTTTTTCCGTCGCGCCTACAAATTTCAATTTGCAAGCATCGGCAAAATCACAATAACAAAGAACAGCACGGCAACCCCAAGTATCGGCAGCAGAAAAGATTGTTTCTGAGCATAGGCCACGTTGCCCTTAATCGCCAGCCCTTCAGTTCGCTCTATGATCGATTTCACGTAATCCGGGTGAAGTTCGTACTTCTCAGCCAGCTCGTCAATGGTCATCATGTTATCCGGCTGAGCCTTGATTGTATGGAGTAATGAAGATTGTAAGAGTGTCATTCTTTCATCGCCTCTTCTATTTTTTTAAAATCATCCGAATCTATCGCAACATCTTGGATTCCACAGAAAGGGCAAAAAATTTCGGACGGACAATCAGCTTCCGCCGTCTTGCATAGGGCGCACGGGTTCGAAAAAACATTCGGGTCATTCATCCCTTCTCACCCCCCGTCTGTTCCCAATGGATGACAACATCGTTTGAATAAATCCGTAAGAAATCCCCTGAATCAAAGCGGACCTCAAAACCGCCCTCGTTATGTGAAAAAGTATTCCGATTATCTACAATATTTGTGACAGTCGCCATCCTTGTGAAGCCTGGCGGCTTATATTTTTGACCAAGCATATAAGTTTCAGAATTAAAGGTTATTGACTTTGCTTTAAACATTCCGTTCCTCCCCCGCAGGGGAAAGCCCCTGCAAATTAATTGAATTTGTGTGATGATTCAAGATTAATCCGTGAAAATTCACCTTTAAATGTTTCGATGATCGTTCTGCCGTGTTCCGGGGCCTGTGCTTCATAAGCCTTTCCATTTAGGCCATCTAAAACAATGACAGTGACCTTCCCGTCTTGAATTTTGCTTAATAAATCTTGTTTGTCTTTGATTTCTTTAGGACTGTTCACCAGCCGCACCCCCGTGTTAAAATAAAAATGTCGAGTTTTTATTTCCGGGGCTTTTAATAGCTCTGGTTTTTTTATGCAAAGATTTCATCCGTCTGCCTGAGCATGGCCAGGTTATAAAGCTTTTCAATTTCTTCATCACTTTTGCTTTTAAGCGACTCCTTCCCGTATCTTTCAATCAAATTGATCCATTCGATTTTTTCCATTCGCTCCTGTTCTGTCATAAAGACTTCACCTCTTTAAAAGATTTTTCAAAGCGGCATTTTTGTAACGCTTTGGACAATGTTCAAACCTGATAATCACTAAAAGCTGCTGTAAGGATGCTTTTTCAAACGATAATTTTAAACCGCCTTTTTTCTTGTTCAGATGCTTCCTCACCTAAAAGCCCCCCATTTCGCGGCTGAATCATTCCCTTGTTCCCCTGATCAACGACGAGGAACAATAATTCTTCTATTTCTCTTTTAAAGGATTTTGCGATTTTGATAATGGACTGACCCCGATTCCACAAATCTCTAAACCTATAAAGCTCCTGATCATACCAAATAAAATTATTTTCAAGGAACGGGATATAAACAGGGCTTTCACAGAATAGCTGTCTTACTCCGTTCTTTTTAGTAATCATCCTTTGGGGACCGATCCATATTCTCGGATTCGCTGCTATACCGTATGGCCTGTGAGGGAGAATCCTTCTTTTTGCAAGGTCCACAATCAGAATCAAAAGCTCGTCCGGTTTTCTTCTCAGAAGATCAGCAGCGTCATATAATGATTTGCCGTCATACCAGTAATCTATCAATTTACAAAGCTGGACATATGACCATTCATAATTCAAGTTATCCAGGGCAATTTCTAAACGATCAGCGCGGACAGTCTTTTTCATGCCCAACACTCCCGCACGGTACCGGTATGACGGTGAACAACTACTAATCTTTGTTCATGCTGCAGATTCTTTGATACCAGCCAATTCTCAGGGTTTAAACCGTTCTTTTTGATGATTTGCTTCTGCGCGCGTGTAGGTCGCTTACCATGTTTCATGCGTTCTCCCTCCGTACATTTGACCAATAAGCCAGCCAATTTTCTAGTTTTTGTTCAATTTCCTTTAATCCTTGCTTGAGTTCCTCCGGTGTTTTATCGGTTGCCACATGCCCCCACACGCCCGGCATGATCGTTTTCAAGTTAGTATCCTTCACTTATTTTCATCTCCTAAAAGGTTAAAGCAGGAGCTTTCCGCCCCTTTTTCTCTTTTTGTTTTTCTAAAAACTGAATCGTTTCAAGATGTGCTGTCAGACGGCTAACAGTTTTCTTGTCATAGAGTTTGGTTAAAGCCACACCTGAAAGATTGGTCGTGATGATCGTTACTTTTCCTTGACGGCCAGTAGAAACCCCATACCATACACGATGAATAAAATCATTTGCGGCTCTGTTTTCGTTGTCCGTGTCCCCTACTTCGGCGCCCAGGTCATCGATTACGAGATAATCAACCCTTGTCAGCAGCTCGATTGCAAAAGCCTCTGTCAACTTTTCGGAGTCATCTTTAAATGAGTTTTTAATTCGCCTCATGAGGGCATCACTGTTAACAAAGAGGGCTGACTTCGCGTACTCTTCGGAATCATTTTTGTTCAGTTCTTTAAGGGCGGCCATTGCAAGATGACTTTTTCCGGCGTTAGACTCTCCTGTCAAAAAGATGTTCATCACAGCGCCTGCCTTGATTCGGCTGACAAGCTCCATCATCCTGCGTTTATTCTGCTCGTCCTCTTGGTTGTAGCTGCGGAACGTTTCGAATGTTGCTTTTTTAAGAGTAGGGTCGGCAATTAGGGAGTAAGTCGATAAAATCTGCCGTTCCACCTGGCGGCGCCATATCTCGGCTTCACGCTCGATTTCCTTATTTCGCTGTTCTCTTTCACACATAGGACATTTTATTGAGCCGTCTCGCAGTTTCATCAGTTGAACCGGGTAAGGCTTCTCTTCTCCTCCAATGAGCCTTGTATGCTTGCGGCAATAGACAGGCTTTCCATTCTCATCAGTATGGAATGTCATCCTCCGTGATAACTCGGCCTTGACTCTTGCCGCCCGATCTTTGGTGAAGGTTTCTGTCATGAGGTCTACCTCCTTTTGGCTTTTGGTTAAGATAATTTTCAAATTTAGTGCCAAACAGCGTTTCAGGCCTTAGATACTTGTCCAGATCAGTGCCGCGCCATTCTTCGCATTTGACTAGAATGACATGTTTGAAATCATCAAATCTAAAACCTTCATTCCATCGTGCCTTTATTAAGGTCTTGGTTTTTGGAGTAGTATGTCGGTACTTTGTTCCAGCGACTTTATTTAAAAGGTCGATGATCAGTTTGTAAGGAATTTCATCTTTTTCAGAAGATGCCTCGTCGGGCTTGCCCGACAATATATTATTTTCTTCTTCTTTTTCTTCTTCTTTTTCTTCTTCTTCTTCTGTCTCGTTACTCTCCGTTACCGTAACGTTACATGTAACGTTACTAGGAGCAGACAGTTTTAAAGCCTTTTGTTTTGCGCGGTATTTAGCTACTCTTTTCCGAGTATCTTCACGGATTTTATCCATAGCATCAATATTTTGATGTTTTTCCCAATTGGTAATTGAAATAAATCTATTTTCATCGACTTCTATCATGCCGAACTGCTGAAATGTCTGTAATGCCATTCTTACGATCGGTAACGGACGATTGAAAATAGTCGCCAACATTTCGTCCGTATACGGGATATTTTTGCTTAGGTAGATGTATCCTGACGCATTGGTTTTCCCAGCCTGGGCCAGCAGCTTGACCCATATAATTAGAATGGTGTCGGCTTCCGGCATCTGTTCAATCAGTTTGATTTTTTCGTCTTCAAACATTTGCGTACTCAGCTTGATCCACTTGACCTCAGCCATTTACTTTCAGTCCTTCCGACTTGGTCAAAGGCCAAACTGATCTTTTCCCGTTCACGATCACAGAGCCGAGAGCATTGTTTTTACATTCATCTTTAATGATCGCGCCTCCCTGCTGTTTTAGCTTGCCCAAAGCCTGATTGTGCGTTTGGACAGATTCACTGATGACGGCATGAATTTGATTATGTAGCCATACATAGCTGACTAAAAACATGCTTGCTCCTCCTTTTTTGGTATAATGTCCCTATCAAATAATAGAAGGTGAAAGAATATGAAACTAAATCATGATTGTGTCCACTAAGAAGATTTTCAAATTCAATTTAGATACATTCGGATACTTAAAGAGTTGCCTTCCGCTGCCAGGAAAAGTTCTGAAGGTTCGAAACCAAAATTTTCAATAAAATCAGATGTTAACTCTTTAATGTACTCATCAATATCTTTTAGTCGTGTGTCTTTTATGATCAGTTTTATACAAACTTGATTTTCAACCTCTGTTGCCGCAGGGGTCGATTTATTTTCGTTTTGGATGCTCATTTGTTTCTCTCCTCTTTGGTATAATGTCCCTATAGGATAGGGGGTGATACTATGGATAAAACTTTTCCAGACACGATAAAAGCAATGCGTACTCATTTAATTAATGGAATGCACGCTGCTGAAAAGAGTTATACAACTCTCAAAAATTCAGGGCTAATTAGTAAATTAAAGATCTCTGATGATCGCCGAATCACAATCACTTTAGCTCACCTTAACCAAGCGAATATTTTTATTACAGCAGCTCAAACCGTTTATCAATTGGAAACTCCGGGAGAAAACCAAGAAATAGAACGCTTTTTCCATCAATTCCAAGTATTTAATGATGAGTTGTTAGACAGTATTTCAACGGACCATTCTGACCAATGGACAGGCATTGAATTCAGAGAGCTAGTCAAGAATTACAATGAGCTTCCTGAAATATTTGAGCTCAAACCATTTATTGTTGATTAATTTTATTTATCTGATTTCGTAAATGGTTGATTGCGATATTCAATTCACCTAATTTTTGCTCAATCTTTATCATTTTTCTGGATTGCCAAAGGATTTCTTTAGCCAAATAGCTTTCTGGATCAATACCAATAGTTATTTCAGTTTTCTTGGCTTTTTCAATATTTGCCAAGATAGCTATCCGTACAGATTCAGGTAACTCTTTTAAATGTTTTTCAATTTCACCCTCTGTTGCCGCAGGGGTTGTCTTATTTTGTTTGGTCATTGTACATGTTCCTTTCTAATTGGATTCTGTTTTCTTTTCAAAAAGAAAATCCTGTTAAAATCAGACCCGTATTTCTTTTTAAAACCCTGTGCACCTTTTTGACCCATCTCATATCGAGAAAAAACAGGTGTAGTTGCAGCTATATATGGATCCCAACCAAGTTTAGTTACACGACTTTTTAGAGTTTTATACCTGATGCCATTCTTTTCGGCTAGCCTGACAAGGTCTTCTGAAAATTTACGGCGCTTAGTTCTCGGTGAAAGTTCGCACATTCTTTTCATATGTTCGTTTTGATCTATTTTTGGTGTCGTAGCTGCTTTTTCTTCAGTCCAACCACGTTCTAACCTTTGGCGAAACACGGCTCTTGAGACGCCATTTTCTTCAGCAAGCTTTCCCCATTGATCCCAGACCGCTGAGATTTTATCTCTATCTTGAAATTGAACCGGTTCTGTTAAAGCTCTTTGCTTATCCCAACCTTGCCTCCTTATTCTCCAGATGAGTGTATCCTTACAAATCCCGTTTGCCTCAGCTTGTGCAAACTCTTCTGGTGTAATGTAGAAGTCATAAGGGTTAAACATTTTCGCTCCTCCTTTTTTGGTATAATGTCCCGTAGGATAGGGGGTGATACTATGAGACTTGATCATGATTGTGTCAGAGAACTACTTCTTGAATTAGAAGAAAAACTCACATTGAATGACCAATTAAATATAAGTGAGATACGAGAGCTTCAAACTTTTCAAAAGTTTGGAGAAGAAACAACGTTTTACGCTATTTTAAAGCTCATTGATGCTAACTTTATTCAGGGTAAAGCATTACGAGCTGACAGCTATTTGATACACAGTCTACTCATAAGGAGTTTGACTTGGGACGGTCATATATTCCTTGATAACATAAGAGAACCGTCGATATGGAAAGCTACTAAAGAGAAAACTAAGGGCCTTGCAAGTATATCTGTGACATTGATGGCTGGAATTGCTCAAGATTATTTGAAACAAAGACTTGGATTGAACTAATATCGCTTTCCTTCCATCCAACCATTCTCAACAAGAAAACTAGTAAACTCTTTCATAAACTGCGTGTATTTTTCTGTGGTATAATCATTACTTTCAAAAGTCAGTTCAAGATTGAGCTGGCTTTCTTTTGAATCACTTTTTTGAAAAGCGTTTCTGTTTTTTATTTCAAACCCTTTAATCCATACGGATGCCCAAGCCTTACCTTTTCCTAATGGAACAGGCATTTGATATTCATAACTCATATTCTTTTCTCCTCCCATGTGTGTCCGGTTTTACTAGCTTCCTTCCCCCATCTTTGGGGGAATCTGCGGCACTTATGCCGATTGACTTCCGTTAAAAATCGGTCTCCATCCTTCAATGAAGCTCATCGCTTCTTCAAAGTCTTTTTGCAGGATGTTCGGATAGGCGTTGACTCTGTACGCATCTTTTAGGTTTTTCCATAATGCTGCATAAACTCTTCTCGTCGTTTCATAGATTTTTTTGTCTACCATATCCTCGTTCCAAAGCTTATGCACACGTTTGTTCACTGCGTTCCTCATGGCTTGCTGCTGAGAGTAATCGAGCGTTAATTTTTTATCCAGATCATGCCGAAGTTGCTTTATGTCCTCTTTCATTTCTCCAACATCTTCGTTGAGCTGGATGGTTAGTTTCATATTGGCGATAATGCTTTCTTTTGCGTTCATCGCTTTTGGTTGCTGCTGTTTCTGGATGTATTCTTTCATCCTCTTAAATTCTTGAATGAATTTAATTTTGGTTTGAACAGCTTCTTTCGTGTTGTAACCGAACACAACCAGGGTGAATGCTTCCTCGGTTAGGTCGTATTTTGGTTTGAGACGGTTTAAAGAATCCTTATAAGAGTTGCGCTCAAAATTGAGCTCATTAAATTCTTCACCTGCATATTCCATTTGAGTTTCAATATCTCTCAATACATTTTTATGTTCCTTCCCAAACATCTCCGCAATGGTTAGGCTGTCTGTGACAGCGATATTTTCTTTAATGAAGACTAATTGATTTTCCATCTATGTGACCTCCTAAAAAGTTTTATTTTGCTCCCCTTCTGATAAAATATTTTTGAAGGGAGGTGTTATTATGAACGACATCGTTTTCACTTTAGAATTTGATGATGATTATGCCAATTCATCTGCCAACGAATATCTTAAAAAAGGTTGGACTCTATTACATGTTGGTCAAAAGTTAATTGACATTTTGGACAATGGACAAGTGTATTACAACACTGTGTATGTTGTAGGCGCTAACCAACAACAGTACGACGAATACCAAACTGAATTAGAAAATGATCCTTTTAATTCATTTTTGAAAATGAGAGAATGACTTATGAATAACATTTTTATAAAGCTCTTCATCTGCAAGGTGCAGAGCTTTATTAATTTCAACATAACTTAAACCACTTTTAGAGCATTCCTTAATGACTGCCTTTAAAAGTTCAAGTGTTTCTTGTTTTAGTTCATTTTTTGTAATGTTCGAAGGCATTCCATCTGTTAATTGAATTCGTCTCACTCTATTAACCTCCTAAAAAATTTTAGTTTTGGGCTTCCATTTTTTTAATCCATTCCAAGTATGCTTCTCGGCGAATCCGCCTGCTGTTACCACTTTTAAAACTTGGCAAATCACCAGAAGTACAACGTTGATAAACAGTATTTGGATGCCATCCCATTAACTCTGCTACTTGCTTAACGGTAAGTATTGGTGGCAATTGATCAATTATTTGCATTTAACTCCCCCATTAAACTTAAAGTTTATCAAAATCCAAAAAAATTAAGCTGGAACTCGAATAACATCAATATCTACGCTATATAATTTTGCTAATGCATAAATAACAATCTCTTTTGGTCGAACATCACCATTCTCCCATTTCATCACTGTAAAACGTGAAACCCCTAGCCGGTCTGCAACATCTTGTTGAGTCATACCAGCATTGACACGAAGAGCTTCAAGAGATAATTGCAT